CTCAGCGTTAATAGACTTAAACTAAAAAAGACAGAGATGGATTTTAAGGTCCTTTTAAAGGATAAATGGTTACACTATAACGGTAAACTATCTAAGGAAGATTTAGATTCAAAAGGATGGGATTATGATCCTTTAGGTGGTTTAACAGTATTAAAAAGCGATATGGATTATTATTATGATTCAGATCCTATTATTCAAGAGCAACAAGCCAAAATACAGTATCTTCAGGAAATGTGTGACACCTTAAAGGAAATCCTAGATAGTGTTAAATGGAGACATCAGACAATCAAAAATATGATTGAGTGGAGGAAGTTTACCAGTGGAATTTAAGATACATGAGCACAGATATACTTTTAAAGGTAACTTCGCATACGCGGCCGACTGCATACGACACGCTCTCGAGATAATGGGTCATACCGAAGGTGAGCCTGGTCTAAATGTTTATAATCACACATGTAGAGATTTAGATCCATGGATTCCTGAGAATTCTATTATTTTTAAACCTACAGCACCTACAAGTAAGCATTTTCAAATATGTGACTTAGGATATGCGAACAGTTCTCGTATTACGTTTGAGGAACCTATTGAATACGATTTAAGAAAATATGATCAAACTGAATGGAATGAAATTCAAGACATGATTCAAAGGAGAGCAAATAAATGGGATGATTCCATTATGCTTAAATGGCCAGATGCAGAGAATGTAAAGAAAGATCATATATTAATTGTAGGTCAAATGCCGGAAGATGAAACCGTAATGGGATTTGGATTTGGGGATCATTGGAAGAAAATGTGTATGATCATAGATAAACTAGAAGATTATGATAATGTTGTAATTAAGCTACATCCTAGGATAGATAAAGCTAGTCATAGAATAAGAGATCTGAATAAGAAAATAGAAGGATGGAGAGAAAAAGGCCATCAGGTATTTCACGGATGGGAATCTATACATAGTATACTACCTTACACAAAGGTAGCAATAATGGAAAACAGTACTTCTGGTGTTGATTGTATGATGCACGATGTTCCAATTATTTCATATGGCTATCCTGACTATCATTGGATAACAAAAGATCTTCGCATACTGACAACCTTAAAAGATTATATAAATGATCTTAGTTGGTTCAATAAAGAAAAAAGTAGGAGGTTTATTTGTTGGTATATAAATGATTATCTTTGTTGTGATATTCCTTCGACTGTGAATAGACTCCAACAATTAAAAGAGGAAAATGTATCTTTGCATTTGTAATAATGTTAAAGAAGGGGACCTAGAAAGATATCATTTAATTGGTACAAGTTGTGGCCGGTGTAAAAAGATGGAAACAATAATAGTTAAGAAAAAGAACGAAACATTCCTACAGATAGAAACAGAACCCAGTATAGAACAAGAATTAGCAGAACACTTCTGCTTCTATGTTCCTGGGTATAAATTTATGCCAGCTTATAAAAACCGTTTCTGGGATGGTAAGATAAGACTTTTTGATTATAGAAAGAAAACCTTATATTGTGGTTTGTTTGAATATCTAAAAGAGTTTGCTGACGTAAGACAATATAATATAGTAGTTGATCCTAATTCTTTTTATGGAAGACCTGATTCTATAGAGGATATAGACGTTGAAGATTTCATTTCTACACTAAGACTAACAGCGAATAAAGAAAAGATTGAACCTAGAGATTATCAGATTGATGCCTTAAAAGAATGTCTCATAAAGAATAAAAAATTATTACTTTCTCCTACCGCATCTGGGAAAAGTTTAATCATATATATGGCCGTTAGATATTTCTTAGAGAATTCAGGTAAGAATGTTCTAATTATTGTGCCTACTACATCTCTTGTTGAGCAAATGTACTCTGATTTTGATGATTATTCACGATTTGATGATTGGGAAGCTTCAGAGGTATGTCATAGAATATATTCTGGTAAAGAAAAATATAATCTAAGTCAAAGAGTTATTATTACTACATGGCAATCCATATACAAACTACCTCATGAGTGGTTTGAGAATTATGGTATGGTGATAGGCGATGAGGCACATAACTTTAAAGCTAAATCACTAACTGCAATTATGGAGAAATGCTGTGAAGCAAAATACAGAATCGGAACAACAGGAACCCTCGACGGTACGCAAACACATCAGCTTGTTTTGGAAGGCTTATTTGGACCTGTATATAAAGTCACTACTACCAAAAAACTTATCGAAGCCGATGCTTTATCAGATTTGGATATATCCATTTTACTATTAAAGTATAAAGAAGAATATTGTAAGGCTATCTCTAAATTAAAGTATCAGGAAGAGCTTGATTTTATTGTCAGATACGAACCTAGAAATAATTTTATTTCAAATCTTGCTTTAGATCAAGAGGGTAACACCCTTATACTATTCCAGTATGTAGAAAAGCATGGAAAGCCTTTACATAGTATGCTAAAAGGTAAGATTGATGAGATGTCACAGACAAACCATAGGCTTTTTTATGTTTCTGGTGAGACAGATGTAGACACTAGGGAAAGCATTAGATCAATTACAGAAAAAGAGTCGAATGCTATTATTGTTGCCTCTATTGGTACTTTCTCTACTGGAATTAATATTCGAAACCTTCATAACATTATATTTGCATCCCCTTCTAAATCCCAGATTAGGGTATTACAGTCTATTGGTCGTGGATTAAGAAAATCTGATGATGGGAGAGGTACTAAAGTGTTTGATATTGCAGATGATCTTCATTGGAAGTCTAAGAAGAATTATACATTAGAGCATGCAGCAGTTAGAATACAAATATACAATAAAGAAAAGTTTGACTATAAGCTCTTTGAAATAGAAGTATAAATAAAGATATGACAGAATACAATAATCTAAACATAAGACATTTTAAGCTGTTAAACGGTGAACAAATCATTGCTCTTGTTTCTTCAAAAAACGAAGATAATGTAATGATAGAAAGACCTGTTTCAATACAGGAAAATGTTATGGGTGGATGGAGATTCAGTCATTGGTTTCCCTTTTCTGATAAGAAAGTTTTTAAAATATTAAACTCTAGTATAATGAATCATTCTGAAATAGAAAACTCTTTAAAGGGAGATTACATAAGATTTGTCATGACACCTATTCCTTTAAAACCACCTACCTCTACTGATCTAACATTAGAAGATATCATTAATGAGTTAAGTGAAGAGGATCTTGACTCTGACTATGATAAGAGTACACCTAAAGGAGTGATAATACACTAGTATATATCTATCCCCCGGTGGAGCTTATATATTATACCATATAAATTTTGGTTTGTAAACCCCCTAAATGAAAAAAATTAAATTAAATTAGGGGATTTACATATCTCTAAAAATACGGTATAATGTTATCTATTATTATGGAGAATTTATAAATGTCTAAAAACAAAGCTCATTATATAAACAATAAAGAATTCTCCTTAGCTGTTGTTGAATATGTTAAAGATGTGAATGAAGCTAGGGAAAGAAAAGAAACAACCCCTATCGTAACTGATTATATTGCTAGATGCTTTCTTAAGATTGCCGAGGGTCTTTCCCATCGTCCAAATTTTGTAAGGTATACATATCGGGAAGAAATGGTGATGGATGCAGTAGAAAATTGCTTAAGGGCAATTGGTAACTATGATATCACTACTGCTACACGTACGGGTAATCCAAATGCATTTTCTTATTTTACTCAAATATGTTTCTATGCGTTTGTTCGAAGGATTACAAAAGAAAAGAAACAACAGGAGATCAAAGCCAAGTTTATTGAGAAAATGGGAATCGAAGACTTCATTGAAATGGGTATGGATTCACAAGGAGCTCAAGAGTCTATGGCTTATGTAGATACTTTAAGACAGAAAATCGGAATTATAAAAGCAAAAGACGATGCTGTTAAGAAGTTCGCAAAAGAAGAAAAGAGAAGAGAAAAACTAGAATTGTTTATGGTGTAATATGAAAAAAATGACTGAAAAACAAAAAGCAAGACATAATAGAAAGTCTGAGCTTAGATTTGAAAATAAGATTAAAAGAAAGGTAAGAAGAAAGGTTGTTAGACTTCAAACTGAGAAGGCTGCAATAAAACTTCGTAGAGCCCTTAGAGCAATAAGAGCAAAACTATGAAGGTAGCTATACTTAA